ACCGCTGTGTCCTTGGTGTCCCGTTACAACCTGCGAAAACCACCCTAAACATTAAGGAGAAAACTGTGCACATTTACGACATCGACATCGTGTCAGACTCAGACGAAGGCCGCACAGTCAACGTGTGGACGCTTACAGCCAACAACATGGCTGAAGCAATACAAGACGCGCTTGAGAAAAATAAAGTCATGCTCAACGGCCTGACAGAAGGAGCCGTTATGGTGACGGTTACCAAACAACTTTCGAAGCAAGCAGAGAAAGCAAACTTCGAAGCTAAAGCAATCGTAGAACAGATGGCCCCCGAGATGGTGCGCTTGATGACTATCGAGTCCGATGTCTCTCTTGCCGAATTATTTAAACCCCCTGTTAAACATTAAGGAAATTTATGTCTCTTTTACTTCCACACCAGATTGATTATTCATGCCCAAGCCTGTGCCACGTTTGCAGTAAACCATTACGCGCTTGCGATAGCGCTGTGGTACATGACGGGCGTGTTCAAAACATGCACGAAGATACCGCCAGCTACGGATCAATTGGCCTGCACATAGAGTGTGCTACGATTTTGTCGATGCGACTAATTGCAGACGTAATGAAACATAAGAGCGACGAACACGAGCCTCGTGTAGTACTTAGTTTGCGTAAAGCATGCGAAGCAAAATTAAAGGAATTCTAATCATGGCAACACGCAACTACCGCAGTGAGTACGACAACTACCAAGGCACACCCGAGCAGATCAAGAAACGCGCAGGCCGAGTTAAGGCTAGGCGCGTGATGGAGAAGACGGGCGCGGCTACCAAGGGTGACGGCAAAGATGTGGATCACATCAAGCCCATGCGCTCGGGCGGTACGTCAGCCAAGGGCAACCTTCGCATGCGAAGTAAGTCAGCGAACAGATCAGATAATAAATAAACGGAGAAAGCATGGAAATCATCGAGGACAAAGCACTTGTCTTTCGCACCCGCAACCCAGAGAAATATCAGGTAATCCCAAAACACAAAGTCATCGAGCGTATGGATGGCGGCTACGATGTGGCTGTGTATTGGGGTCTTGACGAGTGTCGGGTACTGCGCAATCTTGGTGTGAAAAACATTCAGTCGCCTATCACTAGGAGATATAACTGGCCGGGTAAATACACACCCATGGCTCACCAAAAAGATACGTCGTCTTTCTTGACGCTTAACCGCAAAGCCTTCGTGTTTAGCGAGCCGGGTACTGGTAAAACTTTATCTGCGCTGTGGGCGGCTGACTATCTGATGCAACGTGGTGAAGTCAGGCGCTGTTTAGTTTTGTGCCCCTTGTCAATTATGCAGTCTGCGTGGCTTGGTGATTTGAACAACAGCATCATCCATCGCTCTGCCATTGTCGCGCACCATGCGCAGGCTAGTCGCCGTATTGAGATGGTTCAGCAAGATTACGAATTTGTAATTGCCAACTACGACGGGTTGAATTTGATCGCTGACGAGATCAATAACGATGGGCGCTTTGATCTAGTGATTGTTGATGAGGCCAATGCGTACAAGACTATTACAACCAAGCGTTGGAAGACGCTCAAGTCCATCATCAAGCCCGACACATTCTTGTGGATGATGACAGGCACACCCGCATCGCAGTCGCCTGCTGATGCGTACGGCTTGGCCAAGTTGGTCAACCCCGAAGGTGTGCCCAAGTTCTTTACTGCATGGCGAGATCAGGTCATGCACAAGGTGACGATGTTTAAGTGGGCGGCAAAAGCAAACGCACCAGAACTGGTACATGAAGCGCTACAACCGGCGATACGCTTCACAAAAGAAGCGTGTTTAGATTTACCCCCTGTTATTACCATGACGCGGGAGATCACACTGACCCCACAGCAGTGCAAGTATTACAACCTTCTAAAAGACAAGATGATGGTGTACGCGGCAGGCGAGACGATCAGTGCAGTCAACGCCGCCGCAGGGGTATCCAAGCTCTTGCAGATCAGTTGTGGTGCAGCCTACACAGACGACAGAGAAGTTGTGGAGTTTGACTCAGCACCTCGCCTTGCTGTGCTGGAAGAAATCTTAGAGGAGACAACGCGCAAGGTCATCATCTTTGCCCTGTTCCGAAGCATCATCGACACGATACACACGCACCTCTCAAACCGAGGCATACCAAACGAGTGCATCCATGGCAGTGTGACACCGCCCAAACGCGCAGACATCATCAGGCGATTTCAAAACGAATCCGAGCCTCGCGTGTTGGTGATGCAACCGCAAGCTACCGCACACGGGATTACCCTAACAGCCGCAGACACGGTGATTTTTTATGGGCCACTCATGAGCGTGGAGCAATACGTGCAGTGCATAGCACGAGCCGACCGCAAAGGTCAAGATTCCGACAAAGTTACTGTGATACACATTCAGGGTAGCCCGATTGAGAAGAAGATGTTTAAAGCATTACAAGACAAAGTAAGTGATAACTCTTTACTTACCGAGATGTTCGACACAGAAATAAATTCATGAAAGGGGGTTGCAACGTAAAGAAATCTATGTAAACTGTCAAACCTTAGACAAAACAAATACAGGAGAAAGCACAATGTCTGAAGAAACCCAAGAGCCAATTCCAATGGACAGGCTCGCAAAAATCTATCGCAAAATCAAGGAGCGCATCGACCGCTTGACTCAAGAGTACGACACCGAAATGGAAACTCTTAAAGGTCAGCAAGATGAAATCCGCTTTGCGATGAAAGACCAAATGAAGTCCATGGGCGTCAAGTCCGTGCAGACTTCCTTTGGGACTGTGGCAATGGTGACCAAGACGCGTTACAACACGCAGGACTGGGACTCATTCAAGAAGTTTATTCTTGAGCATGAAGTCGTAGACTTGCTGGAGAAACGCATCGCGCAAACCAACATGGCACGGTACCTCGAAGAGAACCCGGGCTCTCTCCCGCCGGGCTTGAACTCTGTAACGGAGTTTGAGATTCGCGTAACTAAACCAACCAAGTAAATTTATCATGACAAATATCGCACTATTTAACCCTTCCAATGTTCCCTCATTCGTACGCAACCACGAGTTATCTGAGACAGCCAAAGCCCTGACGGGCGGCGGCGTAGGCAACAGCACACAGCGCATCTCCATCAAAGGTGGTGTGTTCCGTTTGCTGGCCGGTGGCAAGGAGATTGCCGCTATCGACGAACGCTTCTTGGACGTCATCATTGTCAAGGCTGCCCCCAAGGTCAGCCGCATCTTCTACGCTAAGTCTTATGACGGTGACAACATCACTGGCCCTGACTGCTGGAGCAACGATGGTGATCGCCCAGACGCATCCGCTGAGAACAAGCAAGCGACGTCTTGCATGTCATGCCCTCAGAATATCGCAGGTTCAGGTCAAGGCAACAGCCGCGCCTGCCGCTACCAACAACGCTTGGCTGTGGTGCTTGAGAACAACATTGAAGGTGCAGTATTGCAGTTGACTTTGCCAGCCACTTCGGTGTTTGGTAAGGAAGACGGAGATAAGCGCCCATTGCAAGCCTTCGCTCGCAACTTGGCCTTGCAGAACCCACCTATCAGCCCTGAGATGGTTGTGACTCGTATGAAGTTCGATACGAAAGCAGAAGCGCCCAAGTTGCACTTCGCGCCTAATCGTTGGTTGACTCCAGAAGAGTATGAGATCGTTAAGGCTCAAGGCGAAAGCGATGAAGCCAAGCGTGCAGTTGTGATGACTGTTGCCGCTTCTGATGGTGTAAAGCCTGCTCCCGCCCCTTTGAAGATCGAAGGCACTCGCCCCATGGGTGAGTTGACCAAGGAAGAAGACGCCCCAGCATACGAGCCCATCGCGGCCAAGGCAAAAGCAAAAGCCAAGCCTGCCGAGGTAGAGGAAGATGCTGAACCAGAAGTCCGTAAGGAGTCTTCTAAGCCGTCTGCTGTGCCTGCCAAGAAAGGCAAGCTTGCTGACATCGTGTCCGATTGGGACGATGAGTAATTAAAGGTTTCGCTAGGCCGCAGTCGGCGGTCGCATTGCGTGTGCCGGGGTTTTTAAAAGTTACCTCGTTAGATACACACACAAGCACACGACTGCGTTTCCCGTTCTGCGTGTCCTAGCGCCTTAACAAAACCACTATGGCCTATTCACAAAAAGTAATTGACGCAGTTATGGCTGCAAAGAAAACGCCCGGCAATCAGCTTGGGCGTTGGGCGATCTATTTGGATTTCCCTGTGACGAAGATTGCTTATGCGCTCGGGGTCACACGCCAAACTGTATACAACTGGTTTGAAGGTAAGGATGTTTTTGTCGCGTATCAAAACCGCGTAGAACTCCTCTTAGAAATAATGAAGTCCTCAAAGGACGCACAACAAGCATGGAGAAGAATATGCAAGGAATACAACCTAGAACCCTGACTAACAGGGAACTCATCAACTATTGCGCTGATGCGGTGGATGACCCGTTTGGTATGCCAAAGGAATGGCAGAAGGAATTACTGCGCCGCTTTGTAGCAACTGCCCCAACAGACGAACACCCGTTCATCGATCCAAACCAACAAAACCTTTTCTGATTAAGGCGGACAAACATGGAACCGCTTGAGTTTGTAGCGGCTGTTTTGCCACCGCCCGGAAATGGGCGCTATTGCGTGGTGGAACTTTCAAGAAAAAAAGAACATGCTTATGTTCACACACTGGAGGAAGCACAGCCTTTCATCGACAGATGGAAGCAATCAGGTGAAGACATTTACTTTGCGCTAGGTACATTCGGGGACGACAACAATCGGACTGCGGAAAATGTGCACATGGTCAAGACCTTTGCCATCGACGTGGACTGCAACCATCCAAAGGACTTACCTGATCCCAAAACGGGACTAGTTAAACCCAAGGCGTACGCTAGTGCGAAGCTGGCGGCACAGGCCATCATGGACTTTGCGGAGACTACAGGGCTGTCGGCTTTGGGCGACCCTTGGATGGTGGCGTCTGGCGGCGGTGTGCACGCATACTGGCCGATTACTGAAGCCGTGGATGTCAACGAGTGGAAGCCTGTGGCCGAAGCGTTCAAGCGCATGTGCTACCAGAACAAACTAGACATTGACCCCACAGTTACGTCTGACGCATCCCGCGTTCTACGCATCCCTGCCACGATCAATACCGGCATCAAGAACAAGAAGAAGGTTCGGGAGCAAACCAACGTGCGCTTTATGAGCGAAGGCTCTGTGTTCGAGTTGGCCGACATCCGCGCAGTGGTTGAGAAGAACCTGATCGGTACGCAGTACGAAGTCCAAGCCAAGCAGCCTAGCAATGTGGTTGAACTCCCCGGTACTAGGCCAGCCGCACCAAGCGCAGGTCAGGTCAAGTTGTTTGAGAACAGTGTTACGCGCTTCAAGAACATCGTGGTCAAGACCCGTGCAGGTACAGGCTGTGGCCAGATCGCACACTACGTGGAGCATGCGGAAGAAGATGGCATGGAACCCCTGTGGCGCGGCATTTTGTCGTGGACAAAGGTCTGTGTAGATGGCGAAGGTGCATCAAAGTGGATCAGCGACATGCACCCGTACAGCGAAGACCGCATGCGCACCAAGCTGGCTGAGATCAAAGGCCCCTACCCCTGCACGAAGATGGACTCGGAAAACCCCGGAGTCTGCCCAAGCTGCCCCCACTGGGGGAAGATTACAAACCCGTTGATCTTCGGGCGTGAGATGGCTGTAACAACTGTGGAAAGCGTGGTGGAGTTGCCCCGCGTTGCAATGGACGAGGAAGTCAAGAAAGTGCTTCGCCCTGAAGCACCCCGTGGCTACGCTTATGGTGAGCGCGGTGGCATTTTCATTCAGAAGGAAGACGAAGATGCGCAGGGCAACAAGGTCATGCGTAGCGTTTTGATTATCCCCTACGATCTTTTCCCTGTGGACATCTTGAGCCACAACGGAGAGCACACAGTACACCTCATGGCCATCAGGCGCGAAGGTGTGCAGAACATCACAATGGCACAGAAGGCGGTCGTGAGCCAAGATGAAACGGTCAAGGCACTGGCCAACCAGAATATCGTGGCATCGTTTGGTCGAGGCAACGACAAGAATTTGTTTGATTACGTACGTGCAAGCGTGGAAAAAATGAGCAACGACAAATCCCCCGTCAAAGTACCGGCCAACTACGGCTGGCAAGAAAATAGTACTTTTGTATACGCTGGTAAGATTTACAGTGCCACATCTGCGCCGGTGGAAGTGCCGATGCCCGGCTTAGAGAATATTGTGGCCAATACCAAACCCAAGGGCTCGATCGAGAACTGGGTGACGTTCATCAAGATGCTTATAGCAAAGAGGCTATACGGCCATCTCTCTGTGATTTTGGCAGGGGCAAGCGCTCCGTTTATGCGCTTCACAGGTATCTACGGCATGACGTACCACTGTGCCAGTACC